ATAATAAGAAGTCACTTTTGAAGCTCCCATTCTAAGATATAAAGTATTATTTACTCTATAATCCATCTGAGAACCAGAATAACTGTCAATAGTATTTGATCTTAGCTCCCCTATTATTGTCAAGACTCCATCTTTAGATAATTTGAAAGGAGTTGTTGGGGTATTGGTTCCGGCTGGTTTAAATCTTACAGTGAAAATTTCATCCTCAGAAGTTGATCTTGTGTCTATTCTAAAGAAAGTTCCTGTTTGCGCTTGATCATAATAAGCAGGTGGCATTTGAGAATAATTAACTCCAAAGTCTATAATTTCTCCATCTATTTCTTGAACCAACCCACCTGATTTCGTTACACCACTTAAGACTACATCTCCAGCTACAACAAAAGCAGAACCGTCCCATATTAAGTCATCACTACCACCAATGGTATTTGCACTAATTCCAAAACCAATTTGATATTGAGCTATTGTTCCACCAAGAACTCCACCACTTCCAGGAAGACTTGTGATAGGTCTAACCTTAATGGCACCCGTTCCATCTTGAACCATAAGCGAATCTGTCACAACGTAATCCGTCCTAACGTTTTTCATTAACACAGGTTGATTGTGAATGATCTCTTGACCAAACACATTCATTGTGATAATTAATAAAAGTAAACTAAATAATTTTTTCATTCTTTTTGTTTTTAAATTTAGACAAATATAATATTAAACATTGACATAATCAAATATTGTGTGACTTGCTTTAAGTGTATCATCACCACCATTATAGGTTGCGAATTTCCAATATTCTGTAGCATCCCAAAAACCTCTTCTACCGTCACCAACCTCTAAAGTATCTAGAATATTTCCCGGAGCCTTAAGTATTTCCATTTCATATTGTACGATCTTATCAGATTCTAACACAAAGTCAGCTTCCGTAAATCCATTTAAAGCCTCAGAATTATCTACAACACCACTATTAATTGTATCATACGTTGCTTTCTCCATGTCTCCGCCACCACCTGCACCGCCACCACCACCTGATGCAAATGATAAAATATCTGTAAATTCAGCCTGAGCAGAATTAGATAAATCACTAGCATTTCCTTTTACAATAACTGCAGTTGTCCAACTTGCTAAACCAAGAATAGGGTCAAGCTCAATAGCAGTATATAAATGATCTCTAGCTAACGATATGGAACCATAAACCACCTGACCATACAAAACTATACTTAACTCAGCCTGAGCAAAAAAGTAATGCCTTTGTATTGTCCAATTGTTAGTTCCAACAGATTGTAAAACTCCACTACCATCATCCCATAATCCAGGAGACACTACACTTGACGGAATATTATCAACACCACCTGAGCCATTACGTTTAGAATACAAAAATGAACTCATAGGAGCGAGTAGAGCGTGAGTCCTGACTGTTGGATTTTGATTACTAAATTCCCTGTTAATAAAAGGAAATGCAGATGTACCACTTGTTCTTGCTAAAACTAAGTCCGAAGCGTTTGCGTATATATTATTCCCTGCATTCACAACACCTAATTCGTATATGTAATCAAGAATAGAGTCTATTAATTGATAACTTGGACGAGAAGAAGCTCCAATACCTGTAATTACTCCGGCTGAGTGAGATGCTCCCTGTAATTCTATTCTACTTCTTCTTGTCTCAGGTGATGATGGAACACCACTAACTTTAATTAAATTTCCTGTGGTTCCAATATAAAAAAGAGAAAATGGTGCGCCTATATCCGGAATAGATTCCGCTATAAAAGCATCCCAAGAAACTTCTATTCTTACAGGATTCTCAGGGTCTATCCAATCCATTATCAATCCTGTCCCGGCAGCCACATCAAATTTTGTTGCGTCACCTGAGTTTATAGTTATTTCCCCACCTGTGAGAATACCACCATCGACATTTGAATTCCGGCACCAATATCATTATCAAAGTCAGATAAAGCTGTAGGTTTGTTCATGATGTATTCATCAGCACCGCCATTACTTTCATCCCAATTTGACTGAACGTTATTTTCACCTGCGCCTGACAATGATCTAATCTCTGAAACAGGAGTGTGCTTAGATACGCCACCCCTAGAGACTCTTACCAAGTCAGTATCCTGAGCAGTAACTAGATCGTACTCACCTGTCTTCTTAGCATCATCCTTAATCTTGTTTAGAGCATTTCTATTCTCCAACGCTATTTTATACGTTTCATTAACTGTAGCCATATTATTTTTTTCTAAATGTGTTATATAAAAATACAATAAATAGAAACAGGGCGAACCCTGTTAAGACTATTGTATCTGTGTTAATTAACGAGTAAAAGTCCATACTATTGTTTTACAAATTCATCGTTACCAATTATTAATGCAGGTACGTCAAGTATGTCAAGTTCGATATTTGTATCAACAACAGTTCCTTGTGGTTTCTCACCAACTTCATAAACTAAACAACTTAATTTATAGAAGTTTGAAACTCCTAATCTTTCCGGAGCCTCTATTGAGTCAACAGTATATCCAACACCGTCAATAGTAATACCGTCCAACGTTAGTATTTGTCTGACTTTTTGCTCCATTTTAGTTGAGAGATAATTAAATAACAACTTTTTCTTTATGTATGATTTTCCGTCAATTTGGTACACATATTGATCAGTCTTCTCAATTTCTAATTCAGTTTCCGAGCTAGATCCGAATTCGTCATATTGTAGCCTTAGAAGGTGGCTCATGCCATCTTGGTAAACTATCTCATTGTTGAACGAGTTCGTGGCTCTTATAGCTATTAAATCGTCTAACAGGGCATATGTCTGTATTTTCTCTGAGTAGTAAACCTTAGAATCAAAATCAGCATCATCAAAGTTAATTCTAACTTGAATTTCCTGATCAGGAAAACTAGCCATATCAACATCACATTCATAAGCATCCCAATTGAATACATTGTAAACTGCAGATACTTTTACATTTGTTGGACTTCCGGCAAACGATGTGTTGATGATCATTACCCTAGCTTGAATTGACTCAACATAAACAATATCGATAATTTGATAATACGCTCCATCATTCAATGAAAAGTATTGACCAATTCTACCCCATACAGGTAATTGACCGTACAATTCATATGTACTTAAAGGTGTATTTAAACCTGCATCAGCATAAACATAAGTTTGTCCGGAAATGAAATAATAACCATAACGACCATCTTCGAATTCATAACCAATTGCATCTCTCCTGTCAGTTTTATTCAAATTGTCTGTTTTTTGAATAAAAGTCAAAGGAGTCTCGTTTCCATCACAATCAATGATTGCTCCGGTTATTGTATCGTAATTAGTTTTTAATTGAGTAGTGATGTTGTCAGTATTTTGGAACTTCTGAATATACGGATATACTAATAAAGCCTTCTCTTCGTAAGAGAGGGTATTATTGTCGTTCTTATATATGTTAATATTATCCCAAATTTCACTAAGCTTAAACCTTAAAGAGTTTGTGTTTGAAATAAAATGCACAGGCTCTTCGATAGTCACATCTGTAGAAAATTCATCAACAGTAAATGCTGTAGATTTTGTACAACCATAAGTATCTTTTACATACGCAATGAAATCGCCAGGCAATAATCCTGGAAATACAGCACTATTGTAGTACGTAATATCATCCAATGAATATAGCAACCCTGCTAATCCAAACTGTTGTGAAACATTTGCAGTAGCTCCGGTTGGAGTATTGACAACTTCGATTGTAGGCTCTAAAAGAAATTCCGGAGTTGTAACAGATTGATTAACAACGGAACCACTAGAGTCAATAGCACTAAATAAGAATGTAGCACCACGAGTCCAAACGAATGAATAGAATGCATTGTTAATTGCATTATCAACCAACGGACTTGTAACATTTAATATTGCGTCAGAACATGTAACCTCTACATTTACATCAGAACATTTATTTGAAGTAGCCTCAGTAAAAACAATTGAGTCAATATTAAACGTAGGTATTTGAGCTTCATTTGTAATGACAGCATTCACACCTGCATTAGAAGAAAAGCTATAGAACTCGTAATTATCTTTCTTTGCTGTGATCGTTAACACACCACCTGCAGTACTAACATCAAAACGATCTGTAGGATTAAAGTCAACTCCAAATGCATCCTTGTAGCTCTGCAAAGAGTAAAACGGATTTGCGGCATCTTCATACTCAAACTCTCCTTGAAAGGAACGAATTTGTACACAAACCTCGTCTATTAATGAATCAGAGCCAGGAAGGTCTAAATCTCTCCATACCCAAGTTATAACTTCGCCTATCTCTACTCTTCTCGTAAAGTCTAATACTATTTTACTGTATGCCATCTATCAATACGCCTTTATATTTACCATCCTTAAAACCGAACAGTCTGAATTTATAAACTAAACCTCTCTCATTTCTAATCTCAAAAATTCCATAAATATTGTCAAGAATTTCTTTTTCTAAATTATAATCAGTTCGATAAGGAAATGTTATTTCTATATTCTGAAACTTATGTCTTGCCATGTCGTTTATCAAAATATCATCTTTTGCTACAACTCCATCAAGTTCCAGATCTGCGTTCCCAATTGGGGAACCAAAACGAACATACTCATTTGGATATTGAACCAAACAGTTTTTAATAAACCATTCGTGATTTCTAAACAACTCTCTTGGTGACCATCTAATATTAGTTAGAGTTTCCGGAGAATAAACGCCTTTAGGAATTGTATTGTAATCATCAGCCCATTTTCTTTGTAATAATGAATTTGAGAAAGGGTCTTTCTTTAAGTCCATCATTAAAATATCAGTATCATAATCGGTATCCTCTGTAGGGAATGATAGTTGAGGTTTTCTCCTAGCAAACTCTAAAGCTGTTCCGTCTAATCTGTATGGCGATAATTTAGTAAAACCATTTTCTGCCCGAGACAATGGAGATAGCCAATTGAACTTTCCGTTTGGTTCATCAAGCCCTACGGCTTCTTTGTAATCCTCACCACCTTGCAGACTTCCTATCTCTATAGAACGATAAGAACGACCTTTCACAACACCAACTTTAATATCCCTAGAATTAACAATTCTATCCATTACCAATGTTCCGTCATTAAAGAAATAACCAAGAGGTTCAATTCTCACAAACTCTTGAAAGCCTCTTCTCTCAATCGCATAAGTAACACCACCGTCCTCAGCAACCACGCTATAACTATCCAAAGCTTTTTTCCAGCTGGTAGCCAATGGTTTATCTGTAGATGAAAACCCTCTTGCATAAAAACCACTTGTGATTCCCATGTATGCACCAGGACCATCTTCGGTATATCCAAGATCAGTACGACCAAAATAATCAGATACTAATATTTGGTTTGTATTTCCTGTCATTATTTTAAGCAATCTTTCGAATAGCTCAAATGGCAATATAGTCTCAGTAGTCGATGGGTCTTCAAAACTATCCTCAGTTAAAACCATATTGGATTTATTTTTAACCAACCTCAAATCATTCGCATCACCATATGACACAGAACGATAGGCTAACTGCCACGATTGACCTTTTAATAAAGACCTTTCTTTTCTCTCGTAAAATTGAAGAGTTTGATAGTCGTTTCCTGTAGTCGCACTAGCTAACAATTCTTTATCAACGAATTCATGTTGGCTTTGTCCCTCGTTACTTTTATCCTCATAAATATAAAGATACAGTCTACCACCCATATGTTGCATTCCATTATTAATATGAGAATGTTCCTCTCCGGAAACAGCATCCATGATTAAATCAACATCTATTTCTAAGTTGACAGTCATATCTTTATCTGCAATAGAATAAAACGAACCTGCAACACTACCATCACCAGGAAAACCCTGACCACCATCACTAATTGATTGATCAACTACATCTTTAGCCTGTTCATCAGACAATGCCGGAGCATCAAGCATTATAGCAATAGACTCGTTATTGTTAAGTCCCGTATGGTTAATAGTTTGTTCATCACCGTTTGATTCCCATTTGGAAACTAACTGAATTTGCTTACCATCAATAACTGTGTTTCTTGTTTGGAATTCTCCAATATCAACACCATCAATTGACTCAGTTCTATTTAACTCAACTTTCTCACTAGCGTAACCTTTTATTTGACCTGTGACCTCACTTTCAAGAGTATTAACTTTAACCTTCTGTCCTTCTAACTCAAAAGAGTATCCGTCAAGAATTGAAGTGTATATTTCAACTACCTCTTGCTTAGTAGGATGAATAGCTCTTTTCTTGATAATTATCTGAGCTTGTAATCCAAACTCCTTATACACGTTACGAATAAAGTCGGCACCGGATAATATAAATTCAAAGTTAAGATTATACACAGTAAGCACAGAGAAGTTTTTTGTACTTCTCTTGATGTTTACCAGATCTTCACTCCATCCTTTAGGTTCCTCGATTTCTACGGTACCGTAAATTTCGTGACTTAGTTCGTATTCTACAATGTTATATAATTGTGGTATATTGCTCATTATTCAAAATTACTTTCATACTTCTCGTCAGATATTGCCTGAGCAACTGCTCTTCCGACAGAAGAATTATCATTTTTAATATTAACCTTACTGAATCCTTTTTTTTTTTTTTTACTCAATACACCTTTAAGAGATTCATTGAATTGCTTATCAGCTTTAACTCCGCTTAGAGCATGTTTATGAATATTTAAACTAGCCATTAAAGAGGCTTGTTCTAATTTCTCAATCATCGAGTTCCCGGACAATTGATCTGCAAAGCTACCAAAACTCTTGTGAACCTTATCACCTTTATTCATATTAATCATTTGGTTTCTAATTCCACTCATTTCTAAAGTACCATCTGCTCTTTGGATGATCTCAGGAACACCACCATCATTTACAATGGCTAAACCTGAGTGAGTACCTGCAAGGTGACCGTCCTTAAACTTAGGGACAGGTTGAGCAGCAACGGCAATAGTCGAAGCTAATCCGGCAGCTCCAACAATCGCAGCCATCGCAATATTGAACGGAGTCGGAGTTGGTTGAGCTAAAGCTGTAATAATACCAATCGCTGTTTGAATACCAATATTTGCAATCGCAGCGGCTTGATCAATTCTAAATTGCTTTTCTCTTTCCTTTGCAATTTTCTTTTGGATTATTTTCTCATTAATTTCCTTTTCTTTTTGTAATTGTTTTAATGCCTCAGCTTTGGATTCTTCATCACCAATCTCAGCTTCAATTAACTCTTTTTGCAGATCATACTTCTCTTGGATTTTCTCCATCTCCCATTCCAAAGCAACAATCTTTCTCTCAACAAAACTAATTGCAGCATCGGCTCCGGCATTTAAAGCATCCTGACCTGCATTCATTAATGCGAACAATTGTATTTGCTCCTGAGTCAATCCTTTTACATCCTCAGTAGCCTTTCCTGTTTCGAAACCCAGATCAATAACACCACTAACATAGTTAGCCAACTCCGGATTTAAAACGTGTAAGTTAGCAAGAAACTTGCTAGTCTCTGCAGTATTCATTTTTTGCCATTTAGCAAAATCTCCTGACTTCAATGAACTTGCAAGATTACCGTATAACTTAACCTCTGCCTCTAAACCAGGTATGTTTGCACCTACCAATCTTTGTTTTTCTTGCAGTAGTTTAACCTGTTCGTCAAGGAAGTCAAGTGTACCTTGACCTTCTCCAAAACCACCTGAGTCTGTTAAATTACCCTGCTTTGATCTGCCACCCTCTATTTGAGCAGTTGTAGTAGGCACTTGTTTCTTAGCCAACCTTATACCTTTCTCAATAAGCTCGATTTCCTGTCTAAGCAATCTAATTGTTTCTTCAAGAACGTCATGCGCTCCTGTATCAACCTGTAGTTCAAGTTTATCAGTTTCTAGTTTTATTAAGCGTTTTAATTCTTTAATATTCCGGATTACAATGTCCTCGTCACCTTCATCTGCATCTTCCCTAGCTCCATATAATCTCTCAGCTTCCTCTAAGATTTCTTTATAGCCACCAATCTCTTCACTAATTCTCTTTATTCTCTTAGTCCTTTCCTGTTTATCAGCTATAATATATGCATCTAAACGTGCAGTAATTGCATCGTTCCATCTTTTTGTGTACTCATCAGTAATTGCTTTTAGAATTTGAGCATCCTCAGGAGTCCCACCAGGAAAGCTACGTCTTATTGGTGCTGTTAATCCACCGATACCTTTGTCTTCACGTTTGGCCGCGCCAATAGCCTCAAACTTTTTAGCAACACCAAAATCTCCAAGAGCAAATTCTTCCATGCTAGTTATAACAGATTCAACTCCTGTCAATATTCTAATCCATACATTAGAAATTCTACCCTCTTCACTTTCTAAAGCGTCAACCATAGCGGTAAATGAGTTTGCAACTCTGTTTTGAGCAGCAGCAATTGTGTCTATTTTTTTAACAGCCTGAATACCCATAGACCTCTCCAATTGTTTAGCAAACTCAGGAAGTATATCTGCAGAAACAATTTTACCTGTTTCAAGCATTTTTATAAACCCTCTGTTTGTTTTATCCATTTCCGGATAAACTTTTTGAGCAGCCAAAGCCATGATTTGAAATGCACCAGGAAGTACGTTACCAAGTTGTTTTTTCAATTCCTCAGCCTGTACGGTTCCTTTTGACAACATTTGTTCAAGAGCTACCTGTACGTTTCTAATCTCAGAGTCAGTCTTCCCTAAAACGGAAGCGGCTTTAGTAACGCTATGAAATATATCCTTTGTGTCTTCCAATGATAAACCGGATAACTCGGCAGACTTTCTAAATAGTAAGAATGATTTTGACGCATTCAATAATTCAACACCTAAATCATTTGCTGTTTTTTTAAGGAATTTTTGTATGTTTGCAACATCTTCCGCATTACCAACTAAGAACTTCATTTGCAAGTTCATGCTTTGAAGTCCTTTAATGTTCTCAAATCCTTGTTTTAGTGAGTCCCAAAACAATTGCACACCTCTACGCGCTAAATCAAATAGAATTAACGTTTTGAAGAATGATACAAATCTATTATTAGTATCATTAATAACTTTGCTACTCTTTTTTAGTTGGTTATTAAACTTCCTTTGATTACTTATAGCGGATTTCGTTACTGTAGAGTATCTCTTTTGGTTTTTAGCTATTTGAACGAGTAGACTGCTTTGTTTCTTCATTTCACGATTCAAAGCTTTTTTGCTGTTAACAGATTTGAAGTCACCCTTACCGCCAATAGCATTTTGAGATATTTTAACCATAAGTTTTTCTATATCTCTCAACTCTTTTTCTAACTTAGTTAGTTGCTTAAAAGCACTACTCGTTACAACTAAATTAATTGCTCCTTTATCAGCCATGTTTCTTATTCTTTTTTTCTATGACTTGAATGTACTTAACCCATTTCGAAACCACAGTAGTTTTAACATCAATCGTTCTGCCATCACCTAACGATTCTTCCAATAATACAACGTCAGAATATAGATCATATTCAACTTTATCATCATTTTCATCAGGTTTATTGAACAAATCGGGATTTTTTGACTTGATGATCGATATTTTAAATTGAATTGTTTTTAGTTTTTTTAGTGATTTATCCAGATCATCAGGGTAATATCCCCATAATTCAATCTGTTCTTTTATAGCATCGGAATTTCGACTATCGTAAATATAGATCAATGAAGAGACAATACTCATTTCGTTTTCCATCTCGACTAGATTAGCTACAATCGTAAAATCTTTTGTGCCGGAATTCTTGTTAAGTAAATCTGTATACTCGTCATGAATGTCTAACCATATGGATTTCAGACCATTAGTATTAACATCAGTATACTCGTCACCATCCTCATAGTCTTTATGTAGCCATGCGAAGTTGTTAGTATTTAGTATTGCGTAGAAATTTTCTATTGGTAATGTTTCGCAAGTTTTATATAAGAAGTTTTTTGATTTTTCCATTTAATGCAGGTGCAATAATGTCCCAATTAGCCACGTCAGAGTTTTGGTTTGTTAATCCAAAAATTTCCTTCCCACCATGCATCATCAATAATTTGCGACCTCTAGGACTCGTTGTTATGTATAGTTTGTCTCCTTTTACGTATGCGTAAAAAGAATAATATGAATCTCCTGTCCAAAACAGGTTGTATCTTTTATCGGTTCCTTTGTTTTCACCTCTGTTGTCTGTAGGTGGATTATCATCATAAAAGCCTTGTGTGGCTTGTTCATAATGAAAAAGGGAACGACCTTTAGAGTCTATTCCCTTTTTGAATATTTGATCTTCTCTATTTAGGTTTATGATTTGCACTTCATTCTCACGAACAACTGCCTTGATAAGTGACTTCACGTCTATCTTCTTCACATTAATCAAGAAGTCACTTACGGTTGGCATAACAAACAATCAAAAACAAACAAACAAAATCTTAAACTACAACAGCAGAAACACTTCCGCCAAATAGTATATCAGCAACATTTACAGCACTATAGCTGTCAGCATCGTCATATAGTTTAGATACAACAGTCTCAGCAGCAACTAAAGCTATGGCAACAACTGTGTAATATCCAAGACCGTCCTCAGTTACGACTCCGGCAACACCATCAACGTGAATATCTCCGGTAGCTAATCCTAGAATTGGAGTTACGCCATCAGCGGCTACAATTTTAAGTTTAACAGATACGTCAGAATCAGCAGGTGGTACAGCACCACTTTCATCTTCATAAGTTACATGAACAGCATTAACGCCATCAATTTCAGTTGGAGCGAAGAAACCTAAAGCATCAACCTCTAACCAAGTCAAGAACTTTCTCTCTCCAGGTTGAGTTAATTGAATTTCAATTTCTTTTCCTTCTGATGCAGAACCATCATTCCAAATTCTTGATTTAGCCAATAGTAATCCGGCAGTAAATCCACCAAATCCACCTGACTTCTCAATACCTAAGAAGTTACCTGACTTGTCAACAACGATAACGTCAAACGCGCCAAATGAAGTTAATTTATCAAGAGCTTTCTCATAGTCAATTCCTTTTTTGTACGTGAACTTAAGTTCAGTCAATCCTTTTCTTGCAAGTGCGTTAACACCTGTCACAGAAGTTTCTTTTACATCGTCCTCATTAATAGGTTCGAATGCGAAAGAATCTAGCAATGGAATAGCAACTCCACCTTGAATTAAGTCTAACAAGTAGTCTTTATCTAAAGTATCGGCACCTGGCACAAAATAACCTTTTCTAACCAATATAATACCGTCAGGCAATTGGAATTTGAAAGGGCAACCGTATGAACCAACTCCAGCTAAACTTGCATCTGCACACTTTGAGCTTACGCCCATAATAGTCTCTATACTCATTTAATTAAATTTTTATTGATTAATATTTCCTTTTGTATTAACGTTAAATAAATCTTTGAATCAACTTCGTAGGATTTACCTTTTAACGTAAACGGTCTTGCGACCTTATAATATTTCTTTTTTTTCTTAGCCATAATTTACAGGTACTATGCAGTCGTTAGTAATTATTAAATCTATATCAAACCTTATAGCATCCCACCAATCAGTAGTCTCCGTTTTCGAACCTGTTCCATAATTGTAGAACTTCTCGATTTCCCAATCATCACCTTCTATTTGAACAATGTTACTTCTCTCGAAAGTTTTCCTGATATTATCTAACATCGGGATTAACACCTCTTTAAACGTCAAGTTCAACCTTTGTTGATTTAATAACGTGTTATCAAGTCCGTATGTTGCAATCTTCAAAGAAATGGATACTGACACAGAACCGTCATTACGGTTGTGATTCTCAGTAAATCCTGTTTCTAGCCAGATCAATGGATAGATTTTCTTTTCCTGTTGAAGAAAGATGTTTAAATCCTCTTGACTTCCCCAATCAAATCTATGAGGAAAAGGAGTTGGAGTACCTTTGTAATCTATCTCAATTACAGGTAATCCGGATAACACTTCTTGCAACCTAGTTTCTACTACTATCATAACCCAAAACTATTTTCTACAGCGAACAATCTAGTCATAACACCTTCGTATTGATCAATGTTATCTTGAAGATAACGATACATAGATGTGAAATATTCAGAATCCTGTTGCTGTGACCAATCTACACCATTCAATCCTCTACTTTCGTATTTGATTGGATAGTTTGAAAGGTTTTGCACACCACCTTGATATTTGTACAGAAACTCGTTCCATATATCGGCAGTCTTAGGAATACTTGAATAACCTCTTGATGCCTTTGCGTTATTCTTTTGAATTCCAGGCGCACCAAACGTAGTTGATATGTCCGGAAGAAACTTAGAATAAACGTAATAAGCTATAAGACTGTAATTTAAACCACCTTCTAGGTACCGTAGACCTTTCCAAACCTTATCAACGCTATCAACTGTGTAGTCAACACCATTAACAAAATCCTTCCATCTTTGATCAGCTCCGGATTTCAAATCCCCATTAGTCTCAAATTGATCAATGAAGTCCTTATAAAGCACATTTCCTAGTGCGTAAATCATGATCTGAGTCTCATACCTAATAATGTATTCCCCTAAGTTCACTTCGTTCCCTCTTCTATCTGATAGTGGAGTGAGTGCGTCTTGCGTGTTAGGAACTTTGAGATTACCTTGAAAGTATGAAGAATTTATGATCATGGTTTATTTTTTCTTAGGAACTGTAGTTATTCTTTTTCTGGACTTAGATTTTTTGATGACTTTTTTTGTAGTAGGTTTCTCGGGTGTACTAGGAGCTTTTGCTTCGCCCACAACTTCGACCCAACCTTTGGCTAAAAGTTGGTCAACTAAGGCACTGTCTAGTGCCATAGTCGAACCAATTTTATTTCCAGCTACTTGCTTAAGAAACTTAACTTCTTTCATCTAAGATTATACTTCTAAAGCAACTAATCTCGCAGCAATATCTGTTATTTGCAAATAAGCAGCTTCTTCACTAGCTTTGATAAGTAGTAACAATCTTTTTCTAGCCTTAAGAGTTTTAAGGTCACCTGTGAATTGGTCATCAATGTAACCAACTTGGATAGTATATCCCTCAGCAGCATCATAAATTCTACCGTAACGAGAATCTCCCATTACAAGAGCATCGTCAGCCATACCGTTATTTTCGATAACAGGAATACCATCAATTACAAGACCATCTTTAGATACAAATGGTGGAACGATGTAATTGTT